TATGCAGACCAAATGCGGTTATTGCGGCAAGCCAGTTGAAGGTGAGCCGGTAAAAAGCGAGCTGATATTCCTCCAGGGTAATCGGCTGGCGCGGAAAGAAAAAGAGTACTGCTCTGAGCGTTGCGCCTCGCACGACCAGATGGCCCACGAAGCCTAATTAAATTATCTGAAATATCGCACCAAACGAAGCGCCCGTTATTTGGGCAGGGATTCTTACAACCTAAATTCAGGAAACCGGAAAATTATGAAAGTTATTACCGTTAATTTAAACATCAAGGCAATTAACAAAGAGATCGCGCTGTTCAACTGCGATGAAAAATTCTCTGGCATTATTCATTCCACCTCAAACGGAGCAACCACTGTCGTCCTTGATGGTGGATACATCCTCGGCGAGTTCGACTGCCCGCACTGCGCTGTGACTGAGCTCTCTCTTCTCTCGGCCAACATCACCACCGGTGATAAAGCTGGGTTTGGCGATTACCGCAACTATAAGCAGGAATTCGCGGGCCGTATTTTTAAAACCATCCATTAAGCGAAAGCCCACACAAGGTGGGCCTCCCCGTCCGGTAACACCGACCAAAGCGAACCGGACTTTAGCTAAATAACCTCAGGCGGTTTGAATAGTCGCTTGGGATATTACATCCAAAATGAGGATCTGACATGGAATATTCTCACTTAATTCCGGCAACGCAGAAATCAGGAAAGCCTGACGCTTATATCTGGTTTACCGCCGCGACTAAATCACGCGCCGCGCTGATGCTGGATGTCGCGCTGGAAGATGCAGGCATCGAAACTGGCCGCGGTAAAGACTACGGCAAACCGATTCGCACAGACATGCCGGTTGTGGACGACCTGCCTGAAGAAGGTGTCGTCTGCTTCGAGTTCTGCAAGCGCTATCAGCTGGCCGACGACCAGCGCACATGGAGCGTGATCCCCGGCGCCGCCTCTCAGAGCGAAACCACCATCGTCCTGGACAGCGCCACCAGCGATGAGAATCAGCCGGTCGCAGCGGTAACCGCCACTGATACTCCTGATGAGCCTTATTGGTATGAGAACGGCCTGCGGGTACTCAAAAACGGCGATGAGTTTACTCGTTACGCGGTTTGCAAACTGCCATTCCGTCAACAACTGCTGGCTCAACTGACGGTGGACGAACTGCGCCATCATGTCACCCGCGGTGAACATGCGGAACTGTATGCGCTGGAGATGGATACCGACAATAGCTATGTCCAGACGCTTCTGCTTGCTGCTGAAAGCTGCTCTGAGATTAAGGCTTTCGATACCAAAGACCTGTGGCGCTATACGAATGCTATTCGAAAAGTGTTCAGCATGGATAAGCGCCATGAATTGGCTCTGCTGCTGCAGTTCACTAAAGCCTGGGTAGCCACCCCATATATCGACCGCGGGATCCTGACGCGCGAATGGGCCGCAGGTAATCGCATCAGCCACGTGCAGCGCACAGATGCAGGCACCAATGCCGACGGCGGGTATGTAACTGACCGCGGCGCAGATGCGCATCACACCCTGGACACCCTCGATCTGGAGATCGCCTGTGCCCTTCTGCCGATGGACTTCAACCATCTGGAAATCCCCGGCAGCATCCACCGCCGCGCTAAAGAGATTGTCGCGAACAAAGAAGAACCTTGGAAATCATGGAGCAAAATCCTGCGCAACCAGCCAGGCGTTCTGGCGGTCAACCGCGCGGCCATCTTCAACCTGATGCGCATCGCGCCGGAGAATATCCACCTGACGCCAGTTGTTCATCTGGAGTTCGTGAATAAGACCATGACGGCTGAGTTCTGCCAAGCGACTGAGCTTCTACCTCTGCCGTCCATCGAATCGGAAGAGGACACTCAAGCCGCCGAACAGCAAAACGCATTGCCGAAATGGGTAGAAGCCGGTGAGCAACAACTTGCTGATGAAGATGAAGCGGAAACGCAATCCCTGCCTAAGTGGGCAAATGCTGCCGACAGCCAGCCACAGGTCGCGAACCTCGGCGGCGGCATGTTCTCCATTGAAGGCCTGATGAACGAAAAACAACCAGAAAATGATGACCGTTCACCGGTTACAGAGGAGACCACCAGCGATGTGCAGATGGAAGAGACTGACCCGGCGGAAGGAGAGAGTGATAACACGTTATCTCCAGGCGAAAGCGCTGATGCAGCTGATTCGCAAACAGATGCCCTGAGCCCTTCCGAAGTTCTGGCCGCGACCGCGCCGTCGCTTTCAGCGGTTGCTGATGAAAGCGACGAAAACTCCGACGAGTGGGAGGAAATCCAAGAAGCACCAGCGCCAGAGTATCCAGCGTATTTCGAACCGGGCCGCTATGAAGGCCTGCCAAATAACGTGTATCACGCAGCGAACGGGATTAGCAGCACCCAGGTGAAAGATGCCCGGGTGAGCCTGATGTACTTCAACGCGCGCCACGTCGCCAAGACCATCCCGCGCGAAGGTTCCAAAGTGCTGGATATGGGCAACCTGGTGCATGCGCTGGCGCTGCAGCCGGAAAATCTTGATGAAGAGTTCAGCGTTGAGCCGGTGATCCCGGAAGGAGCCTTCACCACCGCGGCGACCCTGCGCGCCTTTATCGACGAACACAATGCCAGCCTGCCGACGCTGCTGAGCGCTGACGATATCAAAGCGCTGTTGGAAGAGCACAACGCCACCCTTCCAGCGCAGCTGCCGCTGGGCGCATCGGTTGAGGAAACCTACGCAGCGTATGAGCAATTGCCTGAGGAATACCAGCGCATTGAGAACGGCACAAAGCATACCGCTGCCGCAATGAAGGCCTGCATCAAAGAGTACAACGCCACCCTGCCTGCGCCGGTGAAAACCAGCGGCAGCCGTGACGCGCTGCTGGAGCAGTTGGCGATCATAAACCCTGACCTGGTGGCGCAGGAAGCCCAGAAACCAGCACCGCTGAAAGTGTCCGGCACCAAAGCAGAGATGATCCAGGCGGTGAAGTCCGTGAAGCCGGATGCGGTATTCGCTGACGAACTGCTGGACGCGTGGCGCGAGAACCCGGGTGACAAAATTCTGGTGACCCTCCAGCAGATGGAAACGGCGCTGGCCATTCAGAAAGCGCTGTACGAACACCCGACCGCCGGGAAACTGCTGCTGCACCCTGATCGCGCTGTTGAGACGAGCTATTTCGGTATTGACGAAGAGACCGGGCTGGAAATCCGTGTACGCCCGGATCTGGAAATCGACATCGACGGCGTTCGTGTCGGCGCCGACCTTAAAACCATCAGCATGTGGAACGTGAAGCAGTCCGGCCTGCGCGCCCGTCTGCACCGGGAAATCATTGACCGCGATTATCACCTCAGCGCAGCCATGTACATGCAGACCGCTGCCCTGGACCAGTTCTTCTGGATTTTCGTCAACAAAGACGAAGGTTACCACTGGATCGCCATCGTCGAGGCCAGCGAGGAGCTGATAGAGCTGGGCATGCTCGAGTATCGCCAGACGATGAACCGCATCGCCAACGCGTTCGACACTGGCGAGTGGCCAGCGCCGATCACCGAAGACTACACCGACGAACTGAACGACTTCGACCTGCGCCGCCTTGAAGCGCTGCGTACTCAGGCATAAGGGGAATGACGATGGAAAACATGAATATCGTAACCGCGGAGCAGCAGGCTCCAAACACTATCTCTGCCAGCAATGCCATCTTCAACGTGCAGGCATTAACCCAGCTGCAGGCCGTTGCCGGTTTGATGGCTCAGGCTGCTGTAACGGTTCCTGAACATCTTCGCGGCAACCCAGCCGACTGCATGGCCATCATCATGCAGGCTATGCAGTGGGGGATGAACCCGTACGCAGTGGCGCAGAAAACGCACCTGGTCAACGGCGTGCTGGGGTACGAAGCGCAGCTGGTAAACGCGGTGATCTCCAGTTCTAACGCCATTGTGGGCCGCTTCCACTATGAGTACGAGGGCGATTGGTCGAAATGCGCCAGTAGCCGCGAAGAGATCGTGAAGAAGCCTGCAAAAGGCGGCGGGACGTACGACAAGAAAGAAATGGTGCGCGGCTGGACCAGCGCCGACGAACAGGGCCTGTCGGTTCGTGTGGGTGCCGTCATTCGCGGCGAAAGTGAGATCACCTGGGGCGAGCCGGTCTTCCTGTCCAGCGTGGTTACACGTAATTCTCCACTGTGGATTTCGAACCCTAAACAGCAGATCGCGTATCTGGCCCTCAAGTATTGGGCGCGCCTGTACTGCCCTGCGGTCGTTCTGGGCGTGTACACCCCAGATGAGGTGGAGCAGCGCGCCGAGAAGGAGATCAACCCGGCCCCCGCCCAGCGCGTGAGCCTGGCTAACATCAAAGGTGACACCGTAACAACCACTCAAAGCGCGCAGGAATCGGCGGCAAACGTTGACGCTATGGCCGATGAGTTCCGGGATCGCATTGATGCTGCTGAAACGCTGGAAGCCGCCACAGCCGTCGGCAATGAAATCAACGAAGCGAAAACTGCGCTTGGAACCACCCTGTTCACCGAACTGAAGAACAAGGCTACGCGCCGCTACCACCTGGTAAAGCACCGTAATGCGGTCGAGGCGGCGATCAACTCTCTGCCACAACCGGGCGAGCCGGGCGCAGTTGAGCAGTTCGCAGAAGCAGAGCGCGTGCTGGCAGCAGCGAAACGTCATATGGGCGACGAACTGCACGATAAGTTCAGCATCACCCTGGCAGATATGAAACCGGAATACGTGGCCTAAGGGAGGCGGGAGGGTTCGCCCTCCCGGTAACGACATGACGAAAATTACAGAACGCGGAATGATTTTCAACGGTCAGATGGTGCGGGCGCTCTTGGGCGGCCGGAAGACGCAGACCCGGCGGTCTGTTAAGCCGCAGCCTGAGCTAACGGAAAGATCAGGCTTTTCCTGGAACGGCGCTTTATACGGTGCCGGGAGTGACGAGCGGGAAACAAACCGCAACTTCGCTCACGCCAAATGCCCATACGGAAGGCCAGGCGATCGCATCTGGGTGCGGGAGACTTTCGGTGATTGTGGGGAGCGGCTTGTTTATCGGGCAGACACTGACGACGGGGCGAAATGCAAAGTGAAGCGCTGGACCCCATCCATCCACATGCCGCGCTGGGCCAGCCGGATTCTGCTGGAGATTACCGATGTGCGGATCGAGCGGTTGAACAGCATCAGTGATGCCGATTGCATTGCTGAAGGAATCATACCAGTGCCAAAGGATAGGGATGATGACCACCAGTTCTGGCGCGATTACCACCTGAGCGGCGACGGTACTTTTTGCGTGCACAGCCCGCGGGAGTCATTCGAATCTTTATGGAAATCAGTACGCGGTAAATCCTTCGAACAAGAAGAAGATACCGCGCCGGGCAGCTGGCAGGCCAACCCGTGGGTCTGGGTGATCGAGTTTAAGCGTATCGAAGGAGCCGGCCATGAAACTGATTAACCGCAGCACACAGTCACCGCTGGCGCGTCAGGCCTGCGACATCGCCCTGGCAGCCCATCAGGAGCGCTACGGCGATTACGGGCGCAGCAAAATGCGGGAGACGTACACAGTGCGGGTGGAAGGCGTAAAGGTCTGGGTGGAGGTGGTGAACCGTAAGGCGAGTTACGTTGCCACGGCGATGACCGGCATGCGCCGCCTGCGATCCTTACCCGGGCAGGCAGCCTGATATTGAAATATCACCGAGAAACCTAAAACAGCTGATGGCTGTGCCGGGTGCGGAGAAATAGCCAGGTCGCCCCGGCGTTCAGTTTAAGTGGAGAAAGGTATGAGCGAAGTAATCATGATGGTATCGCCCGGGAAATGGGTGTCTGAGGAGCAGTTGATAGCTCTGAAGGGGATTAAAAAGGGAACGCTGAAGAAGGCGCGGGAGAAGACTTTTCTGGAGGGGAAAGAATACAAACACGTCTCTTTTGACTGTAGTCCGTGGGATAACAGCCCGTGTTTTTACAACCTGGATGAGATCGACCGCTGGATTGAGCGTCAGGCCTCAGCGAAACCGCGGCGACAATCTGCTTAAATACTCTGACCATCAACCAACGAGGAATCGTTATGAAATACCCAACAGGAGTGGAAAACCACGGCGGCACGCTAAGGCTGTGGTTCATCTACAAAGGGGTCAGAGTGCGTGAAAGCCTGGGGGTGGCTGACACCCCCAAAAACAGAAAAGTGGCCGGCGAGTTACGGACGTCGATCTGCTATGCCATCAAAACCGGAACCTTCAACTATGCCCAGCAGTTCCCCTCCTCCCAGAACCTGGCGCGGTTCGGGGAGGCAAGGCAAGAGGTAACGATCGGGGAGCTATCCGCGAGATGGCTCGCACTGAAGGAAATGGAGGTGGCTGAATCATCGCTCAACACTTATGGGCGAGTCATTGCTAATGTTACGGCTATTATTGGACCCGGCACCCTGCTTTCCTCAATCACCAAAGAGAGCATGCTGGAAGTGCGGAAGGAATTGCTGACCGGTTTCCAGGTCATGAAGCAGGGGCATAAAACTCCGAAGCGGGGTCGATCCGCTGTTACTGTGAACAACTACATGACCGTGTTGTTCGGTATCTTCCAGTTTGCGGTTGAAAATGGCTACATTTCAAAGTCACCAATGAACGGTGTGGCCCCTCTGCGAGAGTCCCGCCCGGATCCTGACCCCATCACCCGAGAGGAGTTCCCTCGCCTGATTGACGCCTGTCACCATCAACAGAGCAAGAATCTGTGGGCTATCGCCGTTTACACCGGATTGCGGCCGGGTGAACTGTGCGGACTTGCCTGGGAAGATGTGGACCTGAAAGCGGGGACAATCACCGTCAGAAGAAGCCTGACGCAGAAAGGGATCTTCACGCTGCCGAAAACCAATGCCGGCACTAACCGGGTTGTGCACCTGATCGAGCCTGCTCTCGAGGCATTCAAAAGCCAGTATGAAATGACCCGCCTCTCTCAGGAGCATAACGTATCTGTTAAGCTGAGGGAGTACGGAAAGAAAGAGTTCAATAAGTGCACGTTTGTCTTCCTGCCGTCACTGACAGCCAGGGCGGGGAATTACGGCAAGCACTTCTCCATCAACTCCATAGGGAACTCGTGGGATGCGGCGATGAAAAGAGCCGGCCTTCGCCACCGGAAATCGTATCAGTCGAGACACACGTATGCGTGCTGGTCGCTTTCTGCAGGAGCAAACCCGAACTTCATTGCTAACCAGATGGGGCATGCCGATGCCCAGATGGTATTTCAGGTTTATGGGAAGTGGATGGAGGAAAACAACCTGGATCAGATCGCCATGTTGAGTTCAAAATTAAGCGACTTTGCCCCAACCATGCCCCACAGCGACAGGACCGCTGCATAATATCTTTAAATATCCTCGACATACCCCTCTTAGCGCTGAAAATCCATGAATTCTAACGCGGTGCCCAGCCACCCGGATACCGCGGCTTTGATCAGGTCAGATGTGGATCTTTCATGTTGTACTTGAGTCATAATGGCTATCTCAACAGGGTAAGATGCGTACCGCTAAACCGCATTCATAGTAATTAGAACGTCAGCAACACCTTGCAGCACTGCCGCTGGTCTTTCTCAAACAGTTCGATGGCGTCTTTAACATGTTGATACTCAAAGGCGTGAGTAATCAGCTTGTCGGGGTCGATAAGCCCCTTCGTCAGCCAGTCGATTACCACCGGGAACTTATTGGCGTTAAGACGGGACGAGAAAATGGAAATCT